TGTCGAAATCCCTGCGGGTTGGTGGGCAGCGGATGTATCAGAACCCGGGGAAACCCCGGCGGACGCTCCTTAATCCTCATCCCACAACATGGGGCGATCCCAAACTTGAGGCCATACGGTTAATTCCGGTGGCCTCTATTCATTTTCAGGCTATCGGATGGGCCTGAAAAGTACTGATGACTTTGGCCCCTTGCGAGGGATAACCTCTGTCTAGGTAACACAACCATCTATTGTGTCTCGTAATTAGGAATTAGAATCATGGCAATTTTCAACAGCCAGCCCTCGCGGCTTGGTCAGGTTAACCTTGCGAACGACGCTGATGCGCTGTTCCTGAAGGTCTTCAGCGGCGAAATCATCACGGTCTTTGAACAGAACAATGTGATGATGCCGCTGCACCGTGTTCGCACCATTTCCAGCGGTAAGTCGGCCCAGTTCCCGGTCACGGGCGTTGCTGGTGCGCTTTACCACACCCCGGGTGAAAGCCTGCTTTCGACTCCGGACAGCCTCACTACCGCAAATGGTATTACTGGTGTTACTGCTGGTGCGAGTTCCAAGTACCTCAGCAAGTTCAAGCACAACGAGAAGGTTGTCTTCATTGACGATGTGCTTGTTTCGTCGGTGTTCGTTGCGGACATTGATGAGATGAAGAACCACTACGATGTCCGTTCGATCTATTCGACGGAAATCGGTCGTGCGCTGGCGTACACCGCTGACAAGGCCCTGCTCCGCACGGCCATCATTGGTGCCCGTCGCGCTACGGATCGCTTTGGTGGTTCCACCTACCTTGGTACTCAGACTGCGATTGGCACGAACACGACGCAACTGGTTACTGCCCTCACGCAGACTGCTCAGAAGATGGATGAGCGCGATGTTCCTTCGACGGATCGTTATGCTATTCTTCCTCCGGCGCAGTACTACAAGTTGATCGACGGCGATAACGATGCCATCAACCGTGATTACGGCAACGACGGCAACGGCTCGGTGGCTAGTGGTATGATTCTTTCGGTGTCGGGTATCCGCATCCTGAAGAGCAACCACCTTCCGACTGCTAACGAATCGTCCACGCAGGACACCCTGTTTGGTTCCAATCAGATCAAGAACGATGTGAGCGGTACTCTAAACGCTGGTTACTCGGGTATCGATTTCTCGACCAACCGTGGTATTGTCTTCCACCGCGAAGGTCTTGCCACCGTGAAGTTGATGGACCTGAGCGTTGAAAGCGAGTATGTCATGGAGCGCATGGGCACCCTGATGCTTGCTAAGTACGCCATGGGTCACAATGTGCTGCGCGAAGAGTGCCTGCACGAACTGATCGCTGGTACCCCCTGATTTGAGTTTGTGAGTTGAAAGGGGGGATGGTTCCCTTAGTTGGGTTCCATCCCCTCTTTTGTTTGAGGAACAAATATGCCACTTACCAAGACCACCAAGTTGCAGGCCATCAATACGATGCTGAGTACCATCGGTGAACCCCCGATCAACTCGCTTAGTGCCCAACGGGCAGATTCGTTGATTGCTCAGGCTGTTCTTGATGAGATCACCAAGGAAGTCCTGTCCTACGGGTGGCACTTCAATACCTCTGTCGATGTCGAGATGACTCCAGAGCAGACCACCGGGTTCATCTATGTCGCTGACAGTATTGTCCGGGTTGATGTCGATCCCACTAGTGGATACGATGTGGCTGTGCGCGGCAACAAGTTGTTTGACCGAAAGACCAACAGTTTTGTCTTTAGTTCTGGGACAATCCTGAAGACGATTCAGATCTACTTCTTTGATTACGAAGAACTGCCGGAAGAAGCCCGTCGATACATTGCTATCCGGTCTGCCCGTGTGTTCCAAGACCGTGTCGTTGGGTCGCAGAAGTTGCATATGTTCACTCAGCAGGACGAAGTCCAAGCCCTTGCCAAGTTGCAGGAGTTTGAGATGGATACTGGTGACTATGGCATCTTCGACTCATATGATGTCGCCCGTACCTTCATCCGTCAGGGTTCCTACAGGGTCATCTGATGCCTCTAATCAGTACTCCAATTCCTAATCTCATCGGCGGGGTAAGCCAACAGCCCCCATCGATCCGAAACATTAATGAAGCGGAGGTCATTGAGAATGCGGTTCCGTCACCAGTAGAAGGGCTGATCAAGCGTCCTCCTACGGAGTTCATTGGGACAATTAATAATGGCTCAAATGTCCTCAGAGAGCCCAATAAGGCTGATGAGCCGTTCTTCCATCTGATCGAACGGGATGCCAACGAGAAGTACATCCTGTCGATTCTCAAGGATGGAACGGTTGACATCTTTGATCTGAGCGGCCAGAGGAAGACTCTTTATAACCCCACGACATCTGGGGGGAACACCGTCTTCAGCGGATTGGGTACTGCCAACTACAACGAACGAGTTGCCCTGACGGTGGCCGATGTCACCTTCATCCTGAATAAGAACGACATTCCGGCCCTGACTGGTACCCTGTCTACCTACGGAATCGCTGGATTCAATGTGAATCGCAATGCCTTGGTGTGGATCCGGCAGATGGGTACAGATCGAAGCGTCGATGTTAGCGTTACGGTTGGGGCCACGACTTACACCGAAACGCATACAACTAGTGGTGGTTCTAGTCTTGGCACCAGTCATGCGGCAGGGGCGTTGGCCCTAGACTTGGCTGCTAATGCGCCGCTGACAGCCACTACCGCTAAAGACAGCGTCATCTGGATCAAAGCCAACGCTGATATGACGGTCATTATTGAAGATGACTTTGGTGGCGACGGTGTAACCCTGATCATCGATTCAGTAGAACGATTTGAGGATCTTCCTCCGTGCGCTCCTAATGGGTACATGGTCCGGGTTGCTGGTACACCTGAATCCGGTTACGATGACTACTGGGTCAAGTTTGTGACCTTTGGTGGAGTGACCTTTGGTCAGGGCCTGTGGGAAGAGACTGTGGCCCCCGGTATCAAGTATCAGATTAATGCGGCCACCATGCCGAAGATCTTGATCCGTCAATCTGATGGCTCCTTTATGCTCAAGGATGCCAACGGAACGACGCCTACTACTGGTGATGGCCTTCCTGCTGGTAGTGCCGCTGATCTCTACAACGATTACGACTGGAATGATCGTCTAGTTGGAGATGAGGATACAAATCCAGATCCCAGTTTTATTGGGACCAAGATCAACGACATGGTTTATTACCAGAGTCGCCTTGGGTTCATGGCCGGGGAGAACTTGGTCTTCAGCGAGACTTCGGAGTTCTTCAACTTCTGGCGTACCACGGTTCTCGACCTCTTGGATACTGATCCGATTGACATTGCCTCATCGGCATCCAAGGTTGGTGTTATTACTGCGGCTATTCAGTTCAATAGGGATTTGATCCTGTTCACCCCTACGAACCAGATGGTCATGCGTAGTGGGGATGTCTTCAGCCCCAAGAATGTGGCGATCCTGAACACGGGCGACTTTGAGAACCAAAGCAATCTGGTCACTCCAATCCCCTCAGCCAACTCCATCTTCTTCACCTACTCAAACGGTGGGTACTCTGGGGTTCGTGAACTGGTGCCTCAGCCAAACATCGACGGCTCCTACCTAGCAAACAACCTGACTGATAATGTCTCGCGGTACATCGTTGGTACCCCTAGGCACATGGCCGCTACGGCTCACGACAACATTACTGTGTTGGTTTCCAACGACCAGTTGTACTGCTATCGGTACTTCAATTCGGACAATCAGCGAGTCCAGTCGGCTTGGTTCAAGTTCACCTTCGCTGATTCTTCGGGGATCAATGGTAGTTTCTGCAAGCCCCTGTGGTGTACCTTTGTTGACTCAGACCTGTATGTGGTGATGATGCGTACAGGCTCTACGACCACCAAGGGATACCTTACTATTGAGAAGATCCGCATGGGATCGGGCCTCAATGATCTTGCGGTCAGCGGTAAGGACTGGTTGACTCACCTTGATGCCCGTAAGTACTACCCGGCCAACTCTGGTACTTACAATGCGGCAACCAACACGACTGAGTACACCCTCCCGGCTCCCTTCTCGTACCTTACTGGTAAACTACAAGTGATGACCAAGGATGGGTACCTAGCCAAGGTTGTTGGAGGAAACATCTACAACTCTCCCAATCCCGGCAATGCAGGGAAGATCAAGGTAGAAGGTAACTACACGACTTCTTCGGCCAACCCCAAGGATGTGTGGATCGGTATCCCCTACACGATGACCTACGAGTTCTCTACACAGTACCTTCGTACTGCCTCCCGAACAGGTAGCCCTGTGTCGGTGATTGATGGGCGGTACCAACTGAAGTACATTACTCTTCAGTTTGCGGACACAGGATTCTTTGAAGTGTTCTCCGGGGTCAAGAATGAGACCCTGTACTCTTATCCTTTTACGGGTGAAGTAACAGGTTCTACCCTTCTTGGTGCCCTGAATATCACGACTGGAACATTCCGTGCGCCAATCTATGGGAAGAACGAGCGTCAGGTCATTAAGGTAACCAACTCGTCCCCACTTCCGTCAAAGTTCTTGAGTGCATCGATTGAAGCCGAATACACCGACTCTAGAAGCGATGGAGCCTGATCGTCGAGCATTTGATGTTGATGTCCGGTATTCCCGGTACTACGATGTCTCTCTGATTGCCCAAGATATGCGTCAGGCAGACATCGATGAGGTCTTCGCTTGTAGTGGCCGTAGCCCTAAAAGGGCCTTGGAGTACGCTATGGAGCATTCTACGGAATGTTTCACGGTGGTAGCCAAACAGACCGATCTACCCTTGGCTATGTTTGGGTATCGGACCGAGGGTCTCTGCTCAATCGTATGGATGCTTGGGTCCAATGAACTGTACAAGTATCGAATGGATTTTCTTCGCAAGTCTCGTAAGTGGTGTGACTACTTGCAGGAGCAAAGTCCAATTCTGTACAACCTGATTGACCAACGCAACACCGTCCACATTAGGTGGCTGGAGTGGCTTGGTTTTAAATTTGTCCGAGTAGTCCCTGAATATGGGGTCCTATCTCTTCCATTCATTGAATTTGTGAGGGTAAACCATGTGCGGAGTAACTGAAGCCGCTATTGCTGCTGTGGCAATGAGTGCAGCAACGACTGCTGCCCAAGGAGCGGCGCAAAGCAAGGCTGCTAAAGAACAGAACTCTTATCGATCTCGTCTTGGAGTGTCTGGAAACAAGAAGTATCTCCAGAACGCTGAGGCTGTTATTCAGGATGTGGGCTCTCAGGTTGATCAGGTTGTTCGTCAGAACACCGAGCGTCAACTGGCGGTTCGTCAGGAACTGGAGGGGATCTCTAGGAACGCCCGGGAGTCCAAGGCCACCTACAGCACCTTCGCTGCCGGGGCTGGCGTAGAAGGCCGCAGCGTCGATCTTCTCCATGATCAGTTTGACCGTGATGTCATGGAGTTTGAATCGGCGGCTTCGCGCAACATCAATAATATGCGGACCCAGATGGGAATGGATATTCAAGCCATCTACGCCCGTGGACAGAGTGCCATCAATGGTGGCTACCCTGCTCCGCTGCCTCCTGCGTCCAACCCGAGCCCGTGGCTTCCGATCCTCAACGGTATCAATACGGGTATCAGCACCTATGGTGCCCTCAGTTCCTTCAACACTCCGGGTGGTGTCGGTGCTGCGGCTAATCCAAATACTTCTGGGCCGGGTCCGTGGGCTACTGGGTACATTGGCCCATCTGCGGGCGCAACTCCTCCACCTATGCCCTATTCTCTCCGGGCCGGATCCTAATCCCTTTATAGGCATATCTAATGGCTAAAGCACGACCATCGCTTGATGTCACGGCTCGTCCCGTCAGCACCTTTGTGGCCCCTAACGAGAACGCTGTAGCAGCAGAACTGTATGACCAACAGGCAGTACAGAATGCTCTACTGTTCGCTGATGCTTTTAGCAACCTGTCAGTCAGCGCGGCACGACTTGCGGGAGCCCTGAAGCAGCAGTCCAATGAAGAAGAGATTCTGAAGGGTCAGGATCTAGTCAACCAGAGCCGACGCTCTTATCAGCAACTAGTTTCAGAAGGTCAGATCAAGCCCACGGAGAACCCGTGGTTTGCGATTGGTGCCCAAAAGGCTAGTGGGACCATGGAGGCTGCTAAGGCCCGGGCTAACTTTGAGACCCTGCTGGAAAAGAAGATCCAAGAGGATCCCAACTTCCTTGATGACCCCCGGGGCTTTGATGCCTTTGCCTACCAGTACACGCAGAATGTAAACCAGTTCATTGGCGATGCGTCGTACATGAGCCGCTCGTTCTACGAGTCGTTCAACCCATTCGTGGGGGCTATGCAGTCCAAGCATGAACAACGAGTCATTGAGCATAACCAGAGCAAGATCTTGGTTGGTGTCGGTTCGCTCATGGATCAGGCCGTAAGCGACTTTTCAAACGGGGATCCGAAGAACTACCAAGAGATGTATACCAATATCCAGACCTCTCTGGATAACTACGCTCTTAGTGGTGTTCCAGCCCATCAGGTTAACATTGCTGCTGCCGCACGGTTGATCGAACAGGCCCAGACTAGCGACAACCCGCAGCAGGCCATGGACATCCTGAATCAACTGAAGGCTGGCACGGGTCGCCTCGCTGATGTCCGTGAGGTCAAGGGGATGCTGCAACGGGCTAATCCCAAGATTCAAGATAACATCTCGCGCCTGACTGATGCTGAGTATGCCCGTATCACCACGATGATGGATGAAAACATCTTGATTCGGGCTACTGAGGGCTACATCAGTAAGGAGGAAGGTCAGGAGTTGGTTCGTCGTGAGGCTCTTAAGATGACCAATGCTAGGACTGCCGACAGCCTTGTCGAGCGGTTCAGCACCTCATTTGATCGGGCTCAACGGGAACAAGAAGCCCAACTCAAGCAGTCTCAAGAAAACACCTATTACACCCTGCTTCGGGAAGTTAAGACCAACGGTAACAAGGATGAGTTGCTTGCTCGTCTACAGGCTATCGGATTTCCTCCCGCAGAATACGATAGGGCTGAGGCTCTGTTTGAGAAACGATATGCAGAAGCAGAAGAATCACGGCAGCAGGAAGCCCTGTGGCAGGCAACGAATGTCCTGTGGAACGGCACGGGTAGTGGAGATGGAATCCTGCCCGACCTGAACACGGCTCTCTCAAAGGCTGCTGCTCCGAATGATTCCAGTATCCCCGACTTCGGTAAGTACGCTACTCAGATCGATCAGTTTGCTACTAGGTCTCTGGGCATGGTGCCTACCGAGACTAAGTACAAGGAGTACCGTCTTCGGGCTTCTCAGCAACTTCAGGACTCTATCGACCGTTGGACGGCAGGGTTTGCCCCGGCTCCTAATGATACTCCCCCCGAGGCTGATTACAAGGCGCGGATGCGTTACAAGGGTCTGGCCATGCAGATGTCCGTGGCTGCACGATTCGATGACCCTAGCCGTCTAGATCAGTTGTATAAGAATGTGTTGCAAGAATTGAACCCACAGATTGTCGAAACTGATGCGCTTATGCCTGCCACCGAGCAGTTCATTATGGCTTATAAGTTTGCGCAGGAAAACAACCAGAACATCAGTTCGATCATGCCCACAGGTGAGAACGGTAA